TACTTCTCGGCACCTTCTCAGAGATAGCACCCACCCTCCCCTGTGTGCGTGTGCGCTGCTCAAACTAATCAACCGATGCTGGGTCAGGCTCAATAACATCGACGTTACAACCAAGCACAAGCGCTGCTGCTTTAAATAATTGTTTGGCAATGAATAATCTGGTTTTCATTCTTTTAGTTACAACAACCCGAACTGTGATTGTATGCTGTTTGTTTAGTTTGCTTATGTTCACAACTTTAAAATCTTTTGCCATAACTATTCCTCCTGTTCTCGATTAAACGCATCACAGAAACGATCATAATTTGATTATGTCGTCTTCTTCATTGGCAATAATGCTTATTGCTCTTGCAATTAATCGCGCTGGTTCTTTTGCCTTTGAGTAACACTGTCTGCATGGTTTTATTTTCATTGATGCCGTTGCTTTGTATGCGCTGCTGTATTCAAAACCTGATTTGTCACTGTCTGCCTCTAATGCACCACCGCAAATTGAACATACCAACGAAAATCCAATATCTGTTCGCATAACTATTCCCCCTGTTCTCGATTAAACGCAACGCTAAGCCGCGTGCTCTCACCCTCGTACAACCTGACTCTATGATTTAACGTACCAGGAAAGAACACCGCAAGCCCAGCCCTCGGCCTGATGGTGGTGCCATCCTCAAACATGATTGCACCACCACTGTCGTAGTTCACACCATGTGGATAAAACACCGCTGACCAATCAGATTGGTTATGGTTATGCATCATCACACGGCCACCCTTATTCAATGCAACAAACCAATACTTGACAGGCAATGCACGACCGGTGATTTCATCCAACATAACGGCAATCATTCCAACATACTCAGCCATAGGCCATTCTTGATGCGTGCCTTGCTTGAACTTAATTGTTGACCATCCGTTTGTTTGTGCTGCCAGGCGTGATGAATGCGCGGCATTCTCATTGATGATTTCAACCATACGATTGCGCCTTGCTTCGTCGATGGTGAATTGATGTGTGAATATTTTTCCGATTTGTTTCATTTTAGCGCCCTTTCAATATTCGCTTTAAATTCTTCAACGATTTCGTCAACGCTTGTTTCCTTGCTCTCAATCATTTTTTCTATATCGCCACGACCGATTTGATCATCCACTTTACGGTCGTAATATAAAAAATCTGTGACCAGATCAGAAATTGTATCTTTCAATAATTGTTTCATTTCCCTTTCCCCTTCCAGTTAATTCATAACAGCTCAATGAGTGGGATTCGCTACGCTCACCGCACTATCTCGGCGTTATTGCCCTTGACCCGTTTTCCGTGCATGACACGGCACACAAAGCCCCTGCCAATTGCTGATTTTCCAAAATAACACTTGGTCGCCTTTGTGTGGCTCGATGTGGTCAACCAACGTTGCCGGTTTTCGTTTCCCGTTTTTGTAGCATTCCGTACACAGCGGATTTGCTTTTAAATAATTCTTGCTTGCTCTGTCCCATTTCGAGGTATAACCGCGTTGATGCCGGTTTCCTCGTTTACTGTCATATTCCTTTGACCAACCATGCGTTTGCTTTGGCTGATGTGCTTCGCACCGGTGATGTTTTGTCGCCAGTGCGAAGCATCCAGACTTGGCGCAAATTTTAGGTGCGCCGGTAGGCATTATTCGCCAGGTCTTATTGAATCTGAATATTTTTCAGGGCCACCGGTTCGACCTTCTTTCGGTTCGCTTTCTGCAACGTCAACCTCAACTATCTCAAGTTGAGGTTCATCAAATGTGGCTGTGTCGGGCAATTTGCCATCTTTATCAACTGACGGCTGCAAGCTAAATCTTGTACAACCGTTGAGATAATCATGCTGGCTAACAATGATGCCAGTGAACCCGCTGACTTTATCTTTTACTTGGTCACCCAATTTTACTTTGTTCATGATTTTTCCTTTCCGATTAATTGCCCCCTATCGGGGGCGGTTGATTATGATTTGAAATTAAACATATCCGATTGAACGGGCTGACCGATTGCCTTTCTCAAAATCAGATAAGCGGTGTCGAATCCTTCCAATTCATCCTCATTCATTTTTCCAATTTGAACAACCATCGCCAGCGCCTTTTTGCTAATACCAACGGCTTCAAGCTGTTCGCGTACTGCTTGCACCTGATGATTGATTTCGGCTCGACGTGTTTCAAAAATACCAATTTCTTTGATCGCTTGTGCACATCTGGCTTGCAATTCAGTTGCACCAGCCTCGGCCATGCGTGTTTCGCGGCTTTTGCTGCGTTCCTCCTTTTCTTCGTCAGTGTCGCCCATTGACATAGTGCCGCCAAGAGAATCGTCATGGTCTGTGGTACCATCAAGCACTGTTTCCGGATCGGTCATATCCGCTTCGGTCAAATCTAAAGCCTCGCGGCCCTGGTCAAGTTGTGTGACTGCATTCATCGGTTTTTCTCCTTGGTGTTGTGATTAAAAATATCAATACGTTTGTTTTTGAAAATCTCTGATTCCTCCTGGTGAGTCGATTAGATAGTGAATATCAATTGAAATTAATCGTGCATCTTGGTTGTAAGTGTCTAAAGCGTCACCACCGGCCCGCGATAACTCGAACAAAACAGAATGCTCAACATTCAGGCCCGTCATATCGATTTCATCCCATTGTGTGACGATCTGATAGTCAGCCGTGTCAGTATCAGGCGTTAATTGTGTCGGCGTATCAACAATCCCTAAATCAGTCCAGTCAGCATCACGCACACCATTGACGGGCGCTTTTTTATATCTCATTTGCCACGCAACGTTTCCGGCTTCGCTGGTTGTTTTCTCCCAGTGAATATGCGGGTGAATGTCTGTGCCAAGTTGCCACCTGTACGGCATTTGAACTATGGCATAAATCAATTCTGTTTTGGTGCCATCAAACAACAACAGTCCCGATGTTGCCTCAACGTTTGGGTCAGAGACTTGGCCGGGCGGATTGATTGCCGTTGATGGTACTTTGATATTCTCACAAAACTGACCGGCCAACTTATCCGCAATATATTTTCGGCCTAATTCCGTCATGCCTCGAATTTCATTGTAATAATCAACGTTAATTTTTCTGTGATCTGTTCCGTATCTTGTTTTCGTTGTCACTTTCGTTTCCTCGACTGATAGATTGGTTTTACATCAATTCCATGAATCGCCCCCATCAATTTGCGCTTCAATTTGAAAACGTCCGTCACCGCTTTTTCGTGGCCCTTGGTGTCTTCAACGATCAGATTGCCAGCCAAATCCTTGTATTGAAAATCAGCAATGTATTTGCAGATCGGCATAGAGTTTACTACCAGCGGATAGGTGACCTGAGTTTCAAGCTCGGTGATGTGGCCAATCTTACGCTGCAGATCAAGTTCACCAAATCGTTTGGCTTCAAACTTACTGGCGAAATAATAAAAATCATCAAAACCGCATTGTGTGCATGTGATCGGCTTCTTTGGCGTGTGCCAGGTAATGCACGATTTACAGGCCCACACCTTTTGAGCGGATTGGAATGCGTGATTACGGCTTTTGAATCTGTTTGCGTTTTGGCTCATGACTCACCACCAACAAGCTCAACCGTTTTAACTGTTAGGCCAAATTTTTTAAATAGCTGATCTTTAATGCCGTCCTCGTCGGTTGCGTCTGGCGTGCGGTATGTGCCACCGGTACCGTCACTCAATTTAAATTTAAACGCATGGCCTTTGGGTTTAGGCTCGATCAAATCAGCGACCGACTCAGGCGCATTGTAATCCACACCGCTTAAGCCGCTCATGATTGCGATTCCACATAGGCCATCGCTTCTTGACGATTTTCTTCAATGCTTTTTTGATCCTGTTTTACTTTCCCGTGCATTTTCATGATTAGTTCCCTGATTGGTGGTCTGATTTTCTTGCGGTATGCATCAACACCAATGCGGTGCATTTCCTCGGTTTCTTCAATGATCATCAAAAAGGTTTTCATATCATCGCCACGCCATTCAATGCGGTCTTGACGTGCTGCGATGACAAAGTTTTGCAAATCGGTATCAGCATCAAAAAATTTTCGCGCCAGGTATTTCATGCGGTCGGCATATGGCCATATCCAGAATTTTGTTCCCTTCACGGTTGATGTTTGTCTGACAGCCTCGTATGGCTTTTGACCTGGCATCATCTTGATGAACCAATCAATCGCGGCGTATGGATCACCAGGCACACAAGCCGGGAATGGCTTTTTGCGTGATGACCAGCGTGTTTCGATCATGGTTTTCAAATCATCTGCAAGCCCGCTGAATGTGGGCGGCATGGCGTTGCTCGGTTCAATCGCTTTGTTTTCCCTAAAATCACCCATGATAATTGGCCTCAAGAATTTTAATGTAGTTTTCCGGTTTGGTTATCCATTCCAGTGTTGCCTTGAATGGTTTTCGATCCCCGTTGCTTGCCGCCCTTCCCATTAGAAAATCAGACTGGCTAACGTAGCTGAAAAAGTTTCCCCAATTTTCTAGGTCTGGCAATGAGTCCTCGACCCATAACCGCTTGATATACCTGCGCCGCTTTTCGGTTAGTTTTTCAGTCCTTGGCAATGCTGGAAGTTTTTCGTGAAACAGGTCGAGTATTTTTTGATAGGGAATTGAAACTTTGGCCGGGCCCGTCGATCCGCCAGGATTGACGAGTGTTTTGTCTTTACTTGTATTTGTATCTGTATTTGTATCTGTATGCGCTGACATTGATGACACTTGATGACATTCGCTGACCTTTTCTGACTTTTCGGCCTGTCTTTTTCGCTGATTTTGCTTATTAATCCGGTTTTGTTCGCGTCTGGAGACTGAGCTGGTGATCAGCTTGTACTTTGAATGATTGACAATGTGCCACCCCCATTCCCGGTGCTCATCCATGCGGATTATACGCCGTCCTTCCTCGCCCTCTGTGCGGCTACATAAGTCAGGTTTTTCCAGTATTTTCAATCCTTTGGTGATATGTTCAATCGGTATTCCTGTTCGCCTGGATATTGCGTTTGGTGTCATATCGACAACACCATCCGCATCAGACAAAACAATCAATTGCTGAAATGTGATCAACGCCCGCCAATCTTCAACCAGTGTCCCATCATAGATTGAGGTAAAAATTTTACCGTACATTTGTCGCAATCCTTTCCCTTATTTTTGCCCGCTCTGTGCGTTGATTGACAATTCGACATTCCGTACATGACCCGTCAATTGTCATGCGCTTTGAAAAATGCCCTTTTTTACAAGGTTTCCCGGTTTTGTAGAATGAATCGCCTGATTCAATGGCTTTTGATCGCGTTTTTTTCATGTTCCCCACCTGAAACAGATTAAGAGTGTGAAGGCGGACATTACACCCACGCCGTGTGAAATACAATCTTGTTAATCAGCTTTTCTTTGGCGTCATTGGCCTTTTTTCGCTTATAGTTCCGCTTGTCTCTGGCGCGTTTCAGCTCACGTCTACGCTCGATTTCAGCGGTTTTTTCGTTGTCTGGTTGCAGGTTTTTCACTTTTATCCCCTTTCCGCTGTGCTATGCTTCGGCCTGTTGGATCGTGTAGCCCGTCCCGGTTCGGGCTGATACCAACGCCTTGCAAGGTTGCCGGGCTGTCGCCTTCCCTCGATGGCCCGGTTTTTATTTCCCCACCTGTTCAGCTATCGCCTTGCGTTGTTCCTCCTGACGGCGCCACATACGCAACCATTCGCCAAGAATCACAGCATACATCAGCCTGACGTTTTTCGAGTCGCCTTTCAGATTCCGGCGTACCGCCTGAACATCAAGCCCGGTTTCCTTGCACGCCCTGGACAAAAGCGCCCCTTTCTCAAAAAAACGCTGGATAACCTTGACTTCCTCAAAACCGATTACCGGTGTTTTTGCTGCTAATTGTTCAATTGCCGTCATTTTACTTGCCTCCCTTTGAATAAATAATTTGAAACAAGTCTAGCTTTTTATTTTATATTCGTCTAGGATTAATTTCAGAAAGACGGGAAAACAACCAAAACAGGGAATCAGGAATGAACGAAGAACATGAAATTGACTACCTGCCAGGCCAGAAAGTCTGGTTTGAAATCAACGGGGAAACGTTTGACGGGGAAGTGATCGAGGATGACGGCGGAACCCGCGTCAGTGTTGATGTGCTGGGCGCTGGTCAGGTTTTTATGTATCGGCACATGTTGGCGTTGAAAGAATAACGCTAGTAATAGCCCGCCGCCGAAGGCGGTCGGCTGCTAATTTGATTGTTATACGGGAGAACTAGAATGGCTGAAGAAATGGTAGATGTTGAAGTACGCCTTGGTAAGGAGACTGCCGACGCGCTAAACAAGATGACGAAAAAAGAGCTGATAAATTCTTTTTGTGTTGCCGCGCTGAGGGAAAGGGTGCGCGAAGAAGATGAGGCGAACATGCGTAAGGAAATTGAAAAATTAGAGCTGAAACTGGCTAAGGCGGAAAGCTATGTTGAACAAGGGCGCGCGATGATCGAATCAGTTATGGAACGCTGGTACAAATACGACGTATAACATAGCGATAGTGGGCGCATGGCGTCCCGCTTATCAAGATGTTATGGGATTAAAACAAGGGGAATAAAATGACAGACAAACCGGAAACATACTTTAAAACAATAAAAAAAGGCCCAAATTGCGGCCCACTTGTTTTGCTTGATGAATGGGATCTCAACCATGAACCGGAAGTGTTAAGGCTATTGGAACAAGATGTAAAAACTTTAACGGCCAGCGTGGTTGAAACTATCCTTGAATCAGACAGCGAAACGCACGCATATCTGAAAACAAAAAACAAAAACGGCGATGACGGCCTGTTTATTGAAATTTGTTTTGATCTATTGGGCAATGGGTCAATTTCAAAAGAATTTGATTTGAGAAAATGGCTTTTATTTGATGCCAGAGAAGCCATGGACGATGACGATGTGAAAAAACATTGTCTTAATATTTCTGAATCATTAAGAAAATGCGCCGATTTTGTAGATCGTGTCTCAAATGGGGAAGGTGAACGATGGGAAGCATAGCAGACAAACCGGAAACCGATGCTGGGGAAAGCGGCACGGAATTAGCAAAACCTGAGTATGATTTCAGTAAATTGGGATTACGCGACGATATACCCGAGCATATTTATCACCGCTCACCGGGCATCAGCAAGCACGCTCTTGACCAGATCGCCGTCAGCCCGCTCGAGTACAAAACGCGCAAGGAACACCCGGAACCGCCAACGCCGCCCATGATTCTTGGTTCAGCGTTGCATTGCCTGGTGTTGACGCCTGAGCTATTCGATGCGGAATACATGCCCGATTCAGACAAGCCGAAAAAGCCAACCGCGGCACAACTGAATGCCAAAACCATCACACCAAAGACTCAGGCTCAGGTTGCCGCCTATGGAGCATGGCAGGCAAAGACTATCGGAAAGACCATCATCAAAGACAATCCCGGTAATGATCCGTTTTGGTCGCCTGGCGATTGGCAGACAATCCACAATATTCGTGACGCGGTGCGGGCGCATCCCGTGGCGTCGATATTGCTCGATCCTGAACAGGGATGGGCGGAACGGTCACCGTATTGGATGGACAAGGAAACGGCCAGACTTTGCCGCTCTCGCGTGGATTTCTTCAATGAGGCGCACGGGCTGGCGATTGATTTAAAAACAGCGGCCAGCGCCCGTTATTCTGACTTCCTGCGAACCGTCAGCGATTTCCGATATCATGTGCAAGCCGCCATGTACACGGCCGGCCTGAAAGCTGTCGGCGTCCCTGTGAAGGCATTTTGTTTTGTGGTGGTGGAGAAAAAACCACCCTACGCCATTGGTATTTACACGCTTGACGCCCAGGCCAGGCATATCGGACATACCATGTGGCGTCAGGATATGCGGCTTTATGACGAATGCAAAACGAAAGACGAATGGCCTAGTTTTCCGCCGCACGTCAGAGAACTCATTCTCCCACCGTGGGCTGAGCGCGGAAAGTTTAGTTAATTTTTAACCACAACCAAAGGGGAACATCATGGCTACAAAAAAACCGGCATTAATCACACGATATAAAGCCGCTATGCTTGAGATTGAAGAAAAAAACAATCTCATTGAGTTAATGCGCAATGATTTTGCTGATCTTGAAAAAAAACTGGAATCTGAAAAATCAAGCAGGGAATCGCACTACAACAACTTAAACGATCGAAACAAGGAAATTGAACAGCTGCATTGCATTCTTGATAATGTCCCGAATCCGATTCCGCGAAAGACAGGAACAGAGGAAATGCCATCATGGGATCGCACTGAATTAACTATTGCAACGCGCTTCGGCGCTTGGCTAGGTAGCCGTTAATAATTGACCAACCACAACCAAAGGGAAACACGATCATGACCGATATAAATGAAATGAAACTTGGCGACATCAAACAAATTGCAGCGCTGTTTGGTGGTGAAAGTCAGCCAAAAATCCACCCATTAATTGGAAAGAAAGTGCTCGCAATTTTGCCAAATGGATTCATCTATTTTGGCCTATTAGAGCAAGAATGCGGCTCTTTTAAGCTAACAAATGCAAGCAATCTGCGTTACTGGAAAACCAGAGAGAGTGGGTTGCCTGAATTTGCAGACAAAGGCCCGGTAGATGATGACAAAATTGATCGAATATCATCATCTGTTTATTTTGAATCTTATATTTCAATGATCGAATGCGGTGATTGGCATGAATAACGGCTCCGGCTACGGCTCCGGCTCCGGCTCCGGCTCCGGCTCCGGCTACAGCTACGGCTACGGCTACGGCTCCGGCTACGGCTACGGCTACGGCTACGGCGACGGCTACGGCGACGGCGACGGCTACGGCTACGGCTACGGCTCCGGCTACGGCTCCGGCTACGGCTCCGGCTACGGCGACGGCTCCGGCTATTGAAAAATTAATTCATTAAAAAAGGAAACACGATCATGACCACAAAGCAAAAACCAATCACAGAACCAGGGCCAAATAATACAGAAGGCACCCGCCCGCTAACACACGACCAAGCACCGCACGAAACGGAACCGCAAGCGGCCGTTGTTGTGCGTGAGGATAAAAAGCCGCTTAAACAGGCTGAGATTTCGCCTGATATGGTTTCGGCATTCTCAAGCATGGCATCATTTGAGAGCGTGCAACGCATGGCCGGGTTAATGGCGGCGTCTAGCCTGATCCCAAAGGAATACCAGAACAACATTCCAAACGCTGTCATAGCTCTTGAAATGGCCCAGCGGATTGGTGCAAGCCCACTGGCCGTCATGCAAAATCTGTATATCGTGCATGGTAAGCCTGGATGGTCGGCGCAATTCATCATCGCCAGCCTGAATTCATGCGGCCGTTATTCGCCTTTGCGCTTCACCATGGGCAAGGATCCCGAGGGAAATAACGTGGCGTGCAAGGCTTCGGCAATCGAACTGGCCACCGGTGAGCTGTTGGAAGGCCCGGAAGTGACAATTGCCATGGCTAAGGCTGAGGGATGGTTTGGCAAAAACGGTTCAAAATGGCAGACCATGCCAGATTTGATGCTGCGCTATCGTGCCGCGTCATTCTTTGGCAAGTTGTACGCGCCCGATATTCTGATGGGCATGCAGTCGGCCGATGAACTTCATGACATCATCGAGGGTGAAATCGACGATGGTATGGCCAGCGCTGATGATTTAAACGCCACTATTGGGAGCTAAGGCAATGGTAGAAAAGGAACTTATTGAACATTGGATGGTGATGGTCGGCGTGGCTATTTCATGTATTGCTGTGCTGATTGGCTTGCTGGCGTACTGGCAAAAATGCATGTACAGCAAATATAAAGATCGGGTTTACGGGGAATTATTGCGGCATGGTACCCAGGAATATTATAAACCATGGGTGGCGAAACAATGCTTTCTTGAGGGTGCCACCCCGTCAACTGCAGCAATAAAAATGTTGAATGAAAACAGACGGTCAACAGATCGGAGATAGTGAGAGCGTTGGCGGGCTATAATGGCCCGCCTTTTTTCATTTAAAATAGGCGACGCCAGAACCAATGATGGCCCCAATGCCAGAAAAGGCGAATAACATGCCCGCCCAAAATGATTTTTGATTGCTTAATTTTTCGTTTATTTCGTGAAGCTCTTGTTTGAATTCTTCCCGGTCTTTGTCCTCTTTTTTCATATGATCGCGCATGAATTTAAAAAGGCTTGTAATATCTTCCTCGATTCTTTTTTGATTAGCTTCAAGCACCGCGACCCGTTCCTCAATCATTTGAAACCCTTTATCCTGTTATTGTTTTTGGTGAAAACTGAATGTGAAAATGATTTCCTTCATATTGAATATAGAAATCGTCACCCAGGGATTCAACTAAATCGCGTTGAACATTTGGAATTTCATTTTCTGTGAAATAGTGCGTGCGAGTATCGATAGCAAAGCCCAGGTAATGGCGTGACGTTTTTGAATGCTTACCTTCGATGGCTGACGTGATGACAAGCTCTTGACCATATTTTTTGTACACTGAATCGGCAATCGTTGCGGCTAAAACCATTTCTGGACGCAACCCGGTTATTCTGACGCCTGGCTTGATTTTCATTTCATACCCCTGAAACAGACAAGAAAAAATGATTGCACAAGTGAACATGCGTGAATATTACCCTAAAACCATCGGTTTGTTGAATTTTCAGAATCCCACAAGGATTTTTGTTTCGCCTGCTGTTATCTGTCGGCTCAATGCTCCCGTTGCCACGCAATCTGCATGAATGGCAAAAAGACTTTGCCCCGCCCCCGTCGGTAAGTTTGTGGTATGGGTGGCGACCAGTGATCCATTAACATAAAACTTAATATTTGTCCCAGCATCAAAAACAGCTTCAACAGTATCACCGGATGAAATTGTAATATTTGTGGTTGTTACCGATGCGCGTCTATTCCATGCCTGCCAAGTTGCTGACGCTGCATTGTATTTGAAGCCAAACCCATCAGTGGCATTGCCGCCGCTAATGGCGTAAAGATCAGCCTCGGCACCGGCTGAAAAGGTGATTTTTGTCTTGAATTTTCTATTCTTTGTAAATGAAACACCCGCAAGAATGTTATCGCCCTGGAGAGTCATATAGGCATTATCTGATGTTGAAGCGGCTGGTACAGTTGCTTTGATAGAGCTTGTCAATACATCTAACGTGACCGTTCCACCGGCAACCGTTGCAGAGTCCAGGCCGTCAATAGAAAACCAAACAGGTATATTAATGAATGTCGTTTCATCAGTATAAGAATTTGTGCCTTTCAAATATGTTTGTTCACCAACGGTTAATTCATCGGTAGACGAATCATATTGCAATTGTGTACCGGTTGCCGGATCGCCAACATAACCAACCGCGTCAGACATTGTAAAATTCTGCTGAATAAAATCTGTTGATTCAACGCCATCGATGTTGACCGGGTAAGCCCTGAACGTGTACTCGCTGCCATCCATAGGCAACACAGCAACGGTTTCATCTTTGGCTATTGGGTTTGGCAATGGCACAAACTGAGAATCGTCAGCCGATGCCAACTTATAGCGAATAAACGAATGTGAATAGCTGGTATCACTTGGCGCTGTAATAGTCACATCAACAGTTGCCAGGTTTTCGGCTGGTGTTTGTGGTGTATTCACGTTTTCAGTGAATTCAATTTTTACCGGCGTATCGGCCAGCGGTGCGGCGTCAGCTTCAACCGTCAAATTGTCTGGCACCCAGTCAACAAGAAGATTTGCCCGGGAAACATCGCGGGAACCGATACCTGTGTAATAGCTTGTAAATGGTGGCGGAGTAATCGCTCTGTTGAAAAGTGTTTGCGGATCACTTAACGGTGTTCCAAATATAGGCGTATCACCATTAATCGCGGTGAAATAATCTGATGCTGTTTCCGTGACAGTGTTTCCAATCAAGTAAAGGGCGAGTATTCCAGCGGCGCCACCGGCCCCACTTCCTGCATAAACTTTAAAATTATCTGATGTGGTCACAAGTGTTCCCTCGCTGCCATCGTCACCGCTTAAATCAATAACAGAACTAATACCACCGACAGCGCCCTTGCAATAAATCGCCAACCCAGCGCCACTATTGCCACCATTAGCGCCTGCTGTTGTTGTTCCTGTAGCGTTGTCAATGACGCTGCCACCCTTGCCGCCGCTAGAGCCTTGCAAGTTTGTCGGCCTACCATTTAAAGCTGTTCCGCCTTCATTTGACAGGATGAAGTTTGGAGCCTTTGAATATATGCCCTCAACAATGTCAGATTCGGAACTGATCACTTTCGCGGCAATAGTAACCAGCGTGATTTCAACACCACCGACTGATTTTGTATTACCTATTGCACCAGATAATCCGGTGGTACCACCCGCCAGGCCATTTCCAGCCCCGTCAATTGTTCCATTGTTGGTAAATGTACCATTAACCCGCAATTCAATATTTTTGCTGATTGTCAGGGTCACACCGGAATCAATGACTAAATCACCATCCCAATAGAAAATACCTGTATCGTTGTCTGACGTGGCCGTTGCGCTGCTTAAATCATCGGCCCCTGTAATGCTCGAATTCCCGTCAATCGTCCAAATGGTGCCACCACCCGAAAGCGTGCCAGTGGTTGCGCCGGAAATGTCTGAACCTTCACCGATGAACCAGGCATCAGCGGCAGGCGACGAATCAGAACCAAACACCAGCGGCGTTGCTTTTTGCGTACTGCCAAATACGCTGACCGTCACCGTTCCAGATTGCGGATTTAGCCGAACACTTTGAATTTCAACCGATGCGTCAAATGACGAATAATTGCCATCCTGATCAGTGAATTCAGGAATATGATTCAATTGCAATCGCTTGATATCACCGACTTTGATATTGCGCTGTGAATAATCAAGCTCAAGCGTTGCTTTGAATGGTGGCCCCGCGTGACGATCCCGCCACATATTGAACAGGCTGGCCAGAATGTTGTCAGTGTGACGGGATCCGTGAAGCCCTTTCGATTTCAATTCCAGTGTTTTACTGGATCCCCATTTGCTCTGCGAATCGCTGTCTGAAAGTACCGTATGCCGCGTGTAGTCTTTCAGAATCGCGTCATGGTTCCAATCGGCGGTGATGTTGTTGTGCACGTCATTCAGGTCAAACTTGGCGCCCTGGATGCTAATAATATTGTCTTCATTCAAGATACCTGAATGCGCCGCATCAGAAATAACGCCGGTCATTTTGCGCAAACCAAGCTCACCGGTATTCAATACCGGGCTGAATACACCACACCAAAAATCTAGTTCTTCTTCGATGAACTTTTTGGCGTTAGTTTTCTTTAAACCGCTGAACCTCAAAACAACGCCGGCGGTGTCATCGGTTGTATCCCAAATATCATCAGGATATTGCACATATTCGCTTGTGCTTATCCAATCGGTAGAAATGCCTAATTGATGATGCGCGGGGATGGTGTCGGCTGAACCATAAAGCGTGCCGGTCTGAATGGCATATTTCAGCTTCATGGCGGGAAGCTCGTAATAAATATGTTCTTCCACCTTCGTGCGACTGGTTGCCCCTGAGTCGTATTCATAGGCCGCTGGCACCGTTCCGAGTGCACCCCTGCCATTGGCCCCCACAATCGTGTCGCCGCTGCTGTGCGCTACTGTGACTCCTGACACGCCGGTTAATGATGAGGGCATTGCCAGCTTTCCGCGCCATTTGATTTCGGTCAGCACTTCGGGCGTTCCACCATCGGAAATGTAACCAACCCCTGACGTGTCAAAATTGGTCGAATCATTGACCAGTATCACCGTTGCATCTTTCGCCAATGAACTGCTAAGCGTGGTTTGTGCATTGTCTACGGTGAGCGTGGTTGATGTTTTCGCCGTGCACCGGATGTATTCATCCTTTACCCTGACATAAAGCACTTTATCGTTTGGCGCATCAGAATAACTCGGGCCATGCTGAATCAAATCAATGCCGGTTGTGCTGCCAACATCAACGGTGATGCCTGATTTGCTCAGTGATGCGGCAAGCGTAGTGACTTTGGGTTCAAAGATGTTTTCAAGTTCGCTGCGCTGTATATCACGGCCGGTGAACTGATAACCCAGGCCGTCATTTGTGATCTTGATTGAATCGTGTATTTGTTGCGTTTGAATCAGGTCATACCCGCTTGACCATTCCGCGCCCTTTTCGCCCACCCAATGTTGAACACGCTTTGCACGCAAGCCATCGCCTGCAAGCAATTTGCTATTCAATAATGATGACAAGCCGCCATCGGTATCAAGAAACGTAAAGTCAATGCCGCCAATTTCTGCATTGGCCCTGATTGGGTTTAATCGCTGCGAATAGGTTGAAGCGTTGATTATGTCGCCATAAAAAATATCAGCGGCCGCAACACCATCAAGCACCTGGTCGGAATGGCTAACAATATATTTCAGGTCAGTGTTTGCCGTGTCAAAAGAGATGACATAAACATGACGCGGATCGCTGCGCATTAATCAACAACCTCTTGAGCAGTAAATGACGCCCGGTAATATTCGGTATTTTCTTCCGGCGTCAATGAATATTGATTGTTGGTGCGCTGAACACTTAATGGTTCATCTGGCGTTGCTACGCTGCCATATGGATCATAAGTGAATATCTCAGAACCATTGGTCGAAAACATTAATTCTTCAAACTCTGAACGGCGCAAATATGTTGTTCCATCAGTGCGGTGAATGACTGATGTATTGATCTGCCACTCTCTTTCCTCGCGGTGAACAATAGAACGCTTTTTGCCTGATATGGTTGTTGTCGTGCTTTTCTGTGTGCGGTTTGATGGCCGTGGCGACATTTGTTTAATGTCTAAATCATAGGCCACACCCTCTTGTGTGTAATAAGAATTTTTCTTAAAAAGGTGTTTTTCTTTGTCGTAGATGGATTTGATTTGTGCGGCTGTGCGACTGACCGCGCCACCTCTCCAAAGAGCCAGCTTGCCAGACAACAAAGGTTGCGAACTATCTTGTCGATAACCAAAACGCAAAGTCGCTGTTGCATTATCAAGAGATGCCGCCGCGTTAGAAATAGCGGTACTATTATTTAATGCGCCGTCGATATACAAATAGAAATTAGTTCCATCGCCTGCAATTGCTATGTGATGCCCAATGCCATCATCTACGGCAATAGTGGATATCACGGAATCGCTAGTGAAAAGCCCGTCATCTGATACGTTAAGCTGTAAGGTGCCATCTCCCGCCAGAATTAAAGTGATAACGCTACCGGAAAGGCTCGTATTCCCTCGCGTCATGATTGATTCAATTACCGTATTCGCGGAGAACAGCGCCCAGCCTTCATAAAACCATGCACCGATACCCGGAGCAAAGTCAGAATTATAAGGTTGCTCGATATAATTCAATGCGCTGAAATCAGAATACCCCACCAAATCCGCGCCAGTAGCCACGGCGCTTTTGACAATGGAACCGTGAACACCTAGTCCGTTGTCAGCGGTGGATAGATCGGGGATTGCCAGCCGTAATTTTATATTGTCAATTGAACCATCAAATATACTCGACCCACGAATGCCAATTGTTGTACTTGCGGCAATAAAAGTGTGCGAATATGAATTTCCGGCGGACGGCGAACTTGTCATCAATTCATAATTCGAGGCACCGACAACATATAAATCATGTGAAGTTGTAATTGCCGTGACATCAAATTCAATAATATATGCTTTCCCTATTTCAACACTGATTGCTTGAGTTAAATCAGAACCCACGCCAGCAACATGCGTTGCAACGCCCGCCGCAATCGTCCAGCCGGTTCCCTTTGTCCAATCTGTATCAGTAGCAAAATCGCCATTAGTCACCAAATCCGAACCCACCAACGTTTCCGCCGTGGTATCTGCCATCCACGCGCCAACCTCATCACCCAATAATGACAAACCGCGTGTTGCTGTAAAATTGACTGCTGACATTATAAAGACCCCGCCGCTAATGCTATCTCTTGCGCCTGTGGTGAATCGCGGCGAATGACAACCAATGAACCCTCATTGATCCTTTCGCCAAGGCTGGCAATCGTGTGATCAACAAATTCATCTGATGGCCTATCACTACCCACAAAGATAATCGTTGTTTGTCCTGGCGCCTGTTGTTCCGGTGTCGTTAAATCATTATCGATCGAAACACCGCCACCACCGGCCCCAATGCTCGGTGAACCGCCGCCACCACCACCCCCACCAGCGCCGCCTAATTGCGCCAGGCCCGTTGCGGCAATCAATCCGACTTGCACCTTGCCCAGCAGTTTAGTCTCTGCAATAAGCCCCTCACGGATGCCAGGCGGATATTTGAGCATTGAAGTGACCGCAATGGCTGTATTCTGGATGGCTTGAGCAATTGCTAAACCTTTCTGAACTATGATGATGCCTTTGGCAATGGCCTTGTTTTTATCCGCGAACAATTGCAAAAAACCGATGGCGGCATTTGCTGTGCTGGCCCTGATCGACAACATTTGAGCCGATGCCCTCTGTTCAATGGCAACCCTTTCGTCAGCCGCTTTTTTGTCAATGTCTGACAACAACTCTGCGCGGCGCTCATATCCGATCAGCTCATTTTCAAAAGCATTTTCAACCATGAACGTGCGCCGCTCTTGGCTTTCTGCAATCTTTTGTTCTTCGGTGAGCAATGACAGCTCTAAGGCTTCAACCTGGCGTTGAAGTTGTTGTTCACCTGTGGTCAGTCTTCCACCGTCAACATCTTCCCGCTGTGGCGGCTTAACGGGCTTTGGCAATTCGATTGGCGCGGGCGCTGCTAAAAATAATTCTTGTGCTTGTGTCAGTTTTTGCAATTCATCCTTGACTGTTTTGATTCTTGCTTCGTAATCATCGAGGAACAGCAAACGCTTAGCACCGCCTGCAATGCCTCCTTGTTCTTTGTATTTGAATTCCTCAATCTGCAGCTCAAATAATTTTTTCTTTAAAACGTCGATTCTGTCAGCAATGCGCACCGGATCGGCTGGGCCATGAACAGCGGCGGCGAAACTCTCTGACAGGTAGCGAATAAAGTCAGGAACCCGGGCAACCGTTTTTGAAAAGTTCAATAAATTCATTGCCAGCGTTTGAATCTCGCCAGCGTATTCAACAACAGCATTCACGCCTTGAATTCTCAACGTCTTCGAAAGGATCGTCAGTTTGTCGTTTGCATCCTCTGATTTTCTGAGCATCGCTTCATCAATGACCAAGCCAAGCTCTTGCGCCTTGTCGCTGAAATCAGTCAGGCCGGCTGAACCATCCTTCAAGAAGTTGACCATCGTGACACCAGCGCGACTGAACGCGGCATTGGCTATGGCGGCACGGTCGGTTTCGGTCGCCGCATTCTTGACGGCATCAGCAATCAATCCTAATGCTTGCTCCTGGCTCTTGGTGCGCTGGATGGCAATGAGCAATTCTTCATCGTACTTTTTCAGGAAGGAAACCAGCGGGCCAGTTTCAGAACGCGCCTCACCAACACGCTTAACGAATGCGGTCATATTGCTGGTGAACTGTGAAGTATTCACGCCGGATAGTTCGGCGCCGAATGAATATTCCTGAAAGGCTTTCGTCGTCAGGCCCAAGGCGTCAGACATTTTGGCAATCTGATCAGCGGCCGCGATTGATTCAGTGACAAATGATTTGAACTTAACCGCCGCGATTCCAATGCCCAGGGCGGCAAATGCGCCCTTCACATTGGTGACGTTTTTCTTGACTTTCTGTTCCCATTTCTGAGCGCGTCTATTTGACTTCTCAAGCTCGCTGGTTAGCTTTGAACTTTGTGCTTCAAGTTGAACAACCAGTTTCGCCAGATTAGCCATGATCAATCACTCTCTTTTGGTTTTGCCAGTGCCGCTATCGCTGACATAGTAGCACGGGTTTCCCTTTCTCTTGTTTCCTCGGCTGATCGGTACATGAAATCATCGGTGGTCACTTTCTTTTTGCTATGTGCCTGCATGTAAAGCGTTGCAAGTTTTGCCATGTGCCAGTTGTCCCGCTCCTGGCCGAATGGTTCCAATTGATAATATTCCTTCCATTGGTCAAACTCCCTGGCCGACATAGTGGCGGATAATTCCGCCACCGTCATTCCTAATGCCAGCGCCAGCCGGAAAGTAAAGCGGTCTAGCTTGCTGGCTTTTTTTCGCCTTCACCATCGTCAGCATCATCGCCGCCCATGCCTGAAACATCTGCAACAGCACTAGAAATCTTATCGAAAACAGTACCAGGCAATTCAAGCACATCATCAATTGATTTTTCTTTGAACTGGTCACAACCGAATAACACAAGATTGGCCGCCATCGTTGTTGCGTCACCATCTTCTTTGTGCTGTGAAAAAATCTCTTTTCGCTGCTTAACTGTGATTTCATGAACAGTGAACGTTTTGCCGCCCGCTTCAACTTTTTTTGATTCAAACATGCTGCTAGTTTCCATGGGGTTTTTCCCTCCCGGTTTGGTTAATGGATCAATTATGATTCAGTGATTGCGCCGCTGATCTTAACGGTGAGCGTGAGCGTGTTTTTGTCGTCATACGATGGCCCGACATTCCATGACAAAGGCACCGCTGCGAAATCATACGTTTTCAATGTGGTGCCATCGGTCAACAGGATTTGCATGTTAAACGTTGTCTTTGCATCGACTTCCGCAATAACATCATCCTGAATATTCGCCGCCGTGTGTACGCGATTGCATTCAATCGTTAGTTCAGAACCATCAGCCAGGCCAGCAATGTATTCGCGGGCTGTGCTGTCATGGCTTGTCACATCAATCAGCGGGTTTGTTTTGCCAAAACCTGAAAGGCTTTGAATTTCTTCAATGGCGGTGAACACTTCGGGCGTTGCACCGTCACCATACTTGACGGTTAAACCGCCTGTGAATGCTGCTGTCATTGTCTTGCTCTCCTGTTGTTAACCTTCACCGTGCCATATTGAAAACATTTGAGTGACGCGGAATGCTTCCGTTGAGTCCTCAAATACCGCCAACGGGCCCATTGTAATAAAAATCTGTTGTACTGTAATCCCGCCGAATGATCCCGTTAAATCCTTCATTGCATTGCGTATGATAGTCGCCAGGGAATCAGCGGCCGTGATGTTGGCGCCCCAGGCATCAATATAATAATCAGAACGGACAAAGCCAGTAGAACCGCCAAACACGTTATCAATGTCGTGATCCGTTGCCCTGAAGGTAATGGCCGGGTATGTGGTTTTTGCGGGCAATATCGTGTTGTAAATGCGCTGACCGGTCACCGCGATGATCGTTGATTCTGCTTTCAGGTAGTTATAAACATTGGCGTCAATCATGATCGCTTGGCCGCTATCTTGTGAATTTTAGCTTTCAATTGAATGACTAGCGCGTTTTCCATTGCTTGCCGGTTGCGGATAAATACATTTTTGAACCATGGCTGTGCGTCCATTTTTTCGGTGCCCTGGTCGACAAAGTGCACACCATAAAACGCTTCGGATAATACGCCGATCGACACAACAGCGCGGCCTTTGCGCAAGCGTGACTTTCTTTTGATGCTGCGCTTTGTGAATCCTGGCGCAACCAATCGGCCTTTGTGGGTTTTGTGGGCTCTCTTGCCTACTGGCGCTGCGGCTTTAATCTCTTTCATGGCTGGCGTTGTGGCAAGCATAGCGGCCTGTCTAAGCGCCTTGCCGCCCAGGGTAGCCCCTAGCTCGGCCAGCCTGTTTGATAGTTCCTTGAGCCCCTCAACCTCAGCCATGATCGTCAATCACTCGTTGTGAACGCTGCACATGATCATCAATTCCTGATTGTTTTCAAACATGTTGATTGGTGCGGCCTCAAATTTGTAGATGTTTGAATTATAACTGATCCGGTAATCTTGACCATTCAGCACGTCAAGCGCGTCATCGTATCGCATTTTAATTTTAACGCTGGTTTCAGTCTGGAATTGTTGCGCGGCGAATAGCTCACGGCCAATCAGCGGTTCAATGGATGCCCGGCGATTCAAAAACGTTGCCCAGGAATCGACCTCGCCACCGGATGCCCCGCGGGTGGGTGTGTTCTTCTGGATGATGACGCGATGTTTGTAATTGCTTGCTCGAGTCTTTCGCATGATGCCCCCTAAAGGAACCGGCGCAACATGTAGGGAGATAGTTCGTTTGTCTGAACGCGGTCGAGAGCTTTCAGATAGTTTTCGTCAGGCCGGTCAAGTGCTTTTTCAATCATCATCAGCATGGCCGTGACAATGCCCTCGGGTATATCTGCGCCGCTGTCGCCATAACCTGCAACCACATTGACAACCACGGCATTAGGCCGGCCAATCTCTGTGGTTTCCCAGGCTTCACCGCTTTTCAATACAATGCGGCCCGGTTCACTAACTAAATCGGTGTGATATTTTGATGCGGCGAATGTCTGCAGCACGCCATCAGCATCGTAATATTGCAAGCTTGAGATGGCAGACACGGGCGCAACGGGCAATTCAATCACAAATCCAGCGGGGAAATGATCAAAGTGAATGGCCAGGCTTTGTTCAATCAGCCGGCGGTTTGTGGTGCGTTCAACACGTTTCCTGGCCGCTGCAATAACCTGTTCAATGCGTGAATCATCAACACCAAGCACCCCGCCCATGTTGTCTTTTACTTCTTCAATGGTGAGTGGTTCGCTGCCCGGCTTCGTTGTCACTGAAATTATCGCCTTTATCATCGGTTCATCCCTTTGACCATGATTGAACGCTGCTCGGTGCGGCTGGCACTGGTGACAATCTCGCAATTAACCCGATATTTCTCACCTGCGGTGGGTGCTGATAGCCAGACTGTCACGCTGGTGTTGCTGTCAGTGATGCTGTCGCTATCCTTTGTAATGCCGGTGTCAACGGTCACCGTATGGCTGGCAATGGTTTCTCCGGATTCAAGCCAATCTGAATCGGCACCGGTTTGGCCATTCGTCAGTGGTGCAAAATCAAACTTGAAATCAAGCACCGCATCAGTGTCCATCAGAAAGGTTTGCATCGGTCAGCCCTTAGGTCGGATCAGCAATTTCAACGTCCCATGCCGGGAATGATACCGTGCCGCCGCTGGTTAACGCCTGGCTGGTGCATGTGGTCACATACAGCAAGCGCGTGGCATCAGTCAGCGCAATATGTGTAGCGGTGCCGGTGGCGTCAATTGCCTGTGTTGCCTTTGCTGCTACGGTACATTTGCGGCCGCTGGTGTCGCCGTTGGCTTTTGTGTAATCCGTGTCAGGCGTCATCACGGCGTCAGCCAAGGCATAAGTCGTTATTGCTTCGGTGCGCGTTAACGGTTCGGCTGAACAGGCGTTCATTTCGTCAGCCTGATCAAGCACATCAAAGGCGCCGTCAAGCACGTCATCGTGTACTGACTTTGCCATATTGACCATGTGACAGAACATGCCCCGCTGTAGCGGTGACAACGCCATGTACTTCAAAAGCTGATCAGGATTGAGCACTTCGGCAATCGGTAGTTTTGTAACATCAAAACCAGGCATTGCGGCCGCGATTCGGTCAAAGTTTCGTTTCATCAACATTAGCCCTTAACCTCCGAAGTGTGACCCAGCACGCTGTTTTGAATCTCCAAGGTGACAGGGTTTAAATTCGGTTCATGATCCTCACCAGTATCCACATTGCGAGCCCAGCCGTTTGCAACCCAATTGGCGCCAACATCATCAGGCACGGTGATTTCATCACCTTCCAGCGGGTAAAACGGGTGATGCTTGATATTCGTTTTTGCTCTCACTTTCACCGGATCAACTCCTTTTCTGCTAATGAATCATTTTGGTTCGATTGTCAGCCATCACAACAAAAGTGCGGTTGTCATGCTGGATGATAAACGTTCGCCGCCTCGGTGTCACCGCACCGCTGGGAATGGTTAGCGTCACGTTGTCACTGATTAGGGCATGAAGCGCGTCATCAATGATTAAAGTGCTGGCTTGAGTCAGGTCAACATTGTCAGAACTGAGCGCGTGCAATGCCTCTTGAATGATTAAAACATTGGCCTGAGTCAATGCTATGTTGTCAGCTGTATGCGCGTGCGTGGCGTCTTGTGTGACCAGTAGCGTTGATAGACTCAGCGTGACGTTTTCGGCCGTGTGCGCGTGCAAGGCATCAGCAATCACAAGCTGATTCTGTTGCGTCAAAACAAGATTGTCAGACAAATGCGCGTGTGTTGAATCCTGAATGGTCAAGACATTGGCCTGGATCAATTCGAGATTATCTGCGCTGTGGGCGTGTACACCATCCTGAATAATCAAATCAACACCAACGCCAGTCAGCACAACGTTATCGGCCGCGTGTGCATGTGCACCATCTTGAACGACAAGCGTGTTTTGTTGGGTCAATACAATATTGTCGGCACTGTGGGCGTGTGTTGCGTCTTGAATGACTAAAACAATCGGCCCACCAGCGGCATCCGTAGCTTTGAAGTTGTCTAATGCTGGCCCAGCCGAATTTGTAACATTACGGATAAATAATCCAGCTTTACCATCGGCTGTAATATCGTTATTGCTGTGCGATATGCGCTCAGTTCCATCGAGAAACGCTTTTTTTGTTGCATTCCTTATTTCGAGTTTAACCGCGTAAGTCGCCGTAGTGCCTGAATATGTGTATTGACCCAATTCTGTCGGTGTGCCCGACTGGTATTTTCTTAAATATAGCTTATCTTCATTTGGGTCAAGCTCGGCTTGATAAAAGTCACCAGTGGTTGTAGCCATTCTCCCTTGAATAGCCGCTTGTCGAAAATTGACTGTTGACTGAATAATAAAATCAGCCTCAACGTCATATTCCGCCCCTGCCGGAGTTCCGCTTGCATACCAATGTTCAAAGTTATCGACTGTATTTATTAACGTATCGCTGGCGGCGTCCACCTTTGCGTTATTAACAGTAGTATTCCAGTTATTTTTATTCCATGACGCCCCTGTTTCGCCAGTGTGACTACCTAAATTGGTATCACTGGTTTCCGTAAAGGTATCGTTTACAAATTCGGCCATTATTCTGATATATCAAAATTATTTTCGTCAAAATTAACATTTAACTCTCGACCAATTCCGCGTATCACGTCACGATAACCGTCAGCACTAGAAATCAGCCCGGTCGAAAAACCTCGACCACTCATCGCAGCAATCATCTGATTTTTTGCGCTTGATTGCATCGCATTGATTTTCGCATCTAACGGGAAAACGGGCATTGCATCAATACGCGAATCACTAATCAGCGGCCCGTGATTATTTGTTGTAACAAGGCATAATGCTTTATTGCCGAGTATTTCCGCCACATAATCAGCATATTCAGCAACAACAGCGCGACGCAATATTGACCCATCTTCTTGCGGGTAATCCTCAACGTCACTCAAATAATATCTTTTACTCATATATCCTCCTAATTTTATTTATGGCTGGCCATCAGTTGTTAAAATACCCAACGCTTGTGTTTCTGGCTTATCACAACTAAGGCTGACTTGTATTTTGTCGCATTCGGCTTTGTTGAATTCGCCAGGTTGCGGATTGAGAGGATCAAGCGGTTGCGTTCCGATGCAGTATTCTTGAATTCGTGAAAAGTCAGCACCATCAAAACAGGCTTGCACCTCGATGGGGTCAATGTCAATTTGAAATGCCTTGTCACAACCAACCAAAGCCACCACAACAAACAGCATCATCAAAAAACGTTTCATTATCATTTCCCCTTTGTCCAATAAAAAACCGCGTGGCCTGAGTATAGCGCACGCGGTTTGTATTTTACATTGTCCAGCTTTTTACTCGGTTTCGACTTTTGCCTCGGTCTTGCTTTCAGCTTTGGCCGCTTTCGCGTCAGCCTCAGTGATTGCAATGCCACGCCGAATCCACCGCTCTGCTGATGCCGGGCTCATTTTGTAAACCTTGCCCACTTTAAAATCGCCACCCTGTCGGGCAGTTGGTTCGCTGGTAAAAACAATTTTGACTTCATCCGTCATGATTATCCCCTTTAATTAAAAAAAAGGGGCGGAATGACCCGCCCCAAACACCCCCCAGGATTAGCCGTTAAACGATCTCTGCAACGCTGGCCAAATCGTTGTCACTGGCAGGATTGACAGCAGCATTAAAGCCAAGAATGGTGCCATCAAGATCACTAGCAGCGGCCGCCACGGTCACAGACAACTTCACATAACGGTAATCATTGGCAACGTCCAAATCTTCGGCACGACAATTGATAATCGCTTGCTTGTCACTGTCAGTGCCGGCCTCAGTCAGTTGGGTGATGGCCTTGCCGGTAATGTCCTTGTATGTGCCGCCACTGGTCGTGGCCTGTACCAGTTTAGCATCAACAGTTGATGTTGACGCCATTGTTCCAACCTTAACCAACGCCATGATTGATTCAAAGTCAGCCATATCAACAGCATCGGATAAATATGTTGCGGCTGTGTAGGCGTCCGGGTCAATGGTCGCAACGACTGCTGCCTTTTCACTTGGTAAACGATTCATGATTTTATCTCCAAATTTTTCGTTAAAAGAATGCCCCGTTGCCGGGGCGTTCCAATTAATCGCGTGCGGCCAATGTCACGAACGGTGACAAGGTAACAGTGCTGTTTGCTGGTGTGATAACCGAATCAAACCAAGGCTTGCCAGCCATGCGGAAACGGAACTTGAAACAAGCCATGTCATAATCAAACCAAAGGTGCATTGAAACCTCTGAACTGATGCCAGTAGCCTTCACCGCTGCCATGTACTTGCTGAGATCAACCAGCGCAATATCACCCAAGTCGCCAAGAGTCTGCATGTTTTGAATCGGAATGACCGGACGACCTTTCAATGTGCTGTAAGGTGAAGAACTCATACCACCAGGCGGCATGTAGGCAGGATACCCGCCCACATTCTCGGTGCCGGCCACGTTCTTGACCTTGTAGGACATATTGTCGAACTCTTGTTCAACGTCCTGATTGATCAACCACACAGCGTTACCGCGGTTTGGCGCATACATGCGATTCCACATTTTGCTGACATTCTCAGCAACGATGGTATCAGCAACCTGGCTGGTTTCTTTCGCAACAGTGATCAGCGCCCCGCTGTTCATGAAGCCCAAAGGCATACCGGCACCGGTACCATTCACAATGGCGTCATTGATCTTGTAACCCATGACCTCGGGTGCCTTGCTGTTCAGGTAGGAACCAATCAGCGCGGAATCTTCTAGCATTTCCTCGGTGACGGGTACCAATGCGGTTAGCTTGGCCAGACGGCTTTGGGTTTCCTTAAACACGGGCTTGCTTTGGGTCAGTTGGCTTGCTTCACCTTCCCAATTTGCGGTGATTCCATCAGTGCCCCATGGCTCGGCTGTATCTTGTGGCACCACAATTGAATTGCTGTTTGTGGTGAATTCATCACAACGAGATAGCAATGAATCCTCACCCATGACCTTTTTCATGATCGTGTCACGATATTCAGTTGGCACAAGAAAACCACCGTCAGCACCTACACTTTCCTGGCTAAACGTGGTCGGCGCATTCACCAATAAGCGCGGATCATAGTTGGCCGGGCTGGTTGACTTGTTACTTGCCGCCATAACCGAACGCGCAAACTCACCAAAATGGCGGAAACCGTTTGAACCGCGATTTTCAACAATCGTAATGCGCGGATCATTATTTTTTGGTGTCTGCTGTGGGTGCTGTGTTTGCACGCCAGTGTTTTGCGCGTCAATCTGATTCGGCGCTGGGCGCTGGGAAGGATTGGCAGACTTGGCCATAAATTCGGCGTTGCTCTGCATTTCTTCCAATCGCACAACTTCGGATTTCAGATTTGAAAATGTAGTCATTAACGTTTCATGAGTCGTTTTTTCTTCCGGCGATAAGTCACGATTATCGGCCAGTGCGGTATTAGTGATGATTTCCGCCTGTTCCATCGCGTCACGCAATTGACCGTTCAAAACCTCGATGCGCTCGGCATAATTGCCACCATCATTCACCATCAATGCCGCTGCCAGGCGCTGCTCTTTTGTCATCTTGATCAGGCCCGGATCGCTCACAATAAAGGCCGCAAGCATTGCGAAAAACTGTTTGATCATTTTCATTTGCTCAATCTCCAAAAGTTAATATTTCAATTTTGCTGCTGCCAGTCTTGCGGCCTGCAATAGTGGCGTTACGTTGCTACTGTTGTCATCACTGTCATCATCGCCGGGCTCACCGTCGTTGTTTGTCAGCAATGTTTCTGGTGCGTGCGCGTAAGCATATCGGCCTGATAGTTTCACGCTCGCGGCCATTTGTAGAGTCTCGCTGATTTCATCAACGAAACCGAATTCCTTTGCTTTATCTGCTGTTAACCATGTTTCGGCATTCAGCATATCCATGATGGTTTTATCATCCATACCTGTTTTAGCGGTATAGGCATTGACCATTGCCGTTTGTTCAATGCTTTCCGTCAGGTCAGCCATCTTGCGCAATTCATCAGCGGTTCCCCAGGCGCCAGTAGATGCCCGATGAATCATGTATTGCGCATTCTCTGCCATATAGATTTTATCGGTGGCCAGCACTAACCAGCTTGCAGAGCTCGCGGCCAAGCCATCAATATGCGCGTGCCAGGTGGCAGGGTGTCGGCGAATGGCGTTATACATGTCAATCGCTTCAATGACGCTGCCGCCCTCGCTGCTGACGCGCAAATCAACATGATTCACCTTGCCAAGATTGTTGATTTCTTGAATGAACTCGAATGATGACAAACCGAAAAAGCCGCCAATCTCTGCATAGATCAGGATTTCAGCTTTGCCGTTGCCCTTGTTCGATACTTTGAAAATCTTGTCTTTTTTCATTCGGTCGCCGCCTCTGTTGTGGCAATGGTAGCGCAAAATGCCATGAAATCACCAGCCAGGCCATCACGGTCACCGTTTTGTAATTGGTCAACTATCAAATCTACGCCCAATCGAACATGCGCCCGGTCGCAATCAACCATTGCCAAAACAATGTGTTTAATCGTGTTTTCGATATATGCCCGGCGTGATTCAAGTACGATCGGCAACGCTTCGGCCTTGTTCTTGGCATCGCCTTTTTTAACTGCTGATCCAACCCGTTCATCGACGTTATTGATAATGCGGCCAATGGCGTCATTGATTAGCGGGCGGAACCGTTCCAAATTTTCAACGGCCCCGCCCTCCACGTTGTAGGCTTCCTCGCCGCTGTCGGCGTCATCGTCGGTGGTGGTGGGTATTCTTGGTGCTGGTGGTTCTGGTGGATCAATGATGTTGTCAATGGTGGCCATATTTGATTGCATGAAATATTTGTCACCTTTGGGCCCAATGCCGTTTTCATCTTCTAATGCTTTTATTTCATTGATATTTAATGAGCCCATCTGAAACCGGGTGTTGTAATAGTTTGCCCTGGCTTCGGCATTGCCACGCATCAGGGCGTTGACGTTAAACTTCACAAACTGAACGCGGTTATTTTTGCCAATCAGCTTCCAGTTGATTGTTTGTTCAATGTTGATGATCCATGGCATAAGTGTATCTTGAACAAAATCAATATTCTGTTCTTCGATATTGCTGAATGTGGCCCGCTCCAAGTCTTTCAGCTTGTGCGGTGGCATGTTGAACCATCTGGCAACATCGGTAACGCTGAATTTGCGCGATTCGATAAACTGCGCATCCTTTTGTGGAATGCCCATTGACGTGACTTTCATCCCGGCGTCAACAATGGCGGTGCGGTGGTGATGCTTGACGCCTTTGTGTTTTTCATCGAATGAAGTCAGCAACAAATCCTTGCCAGCTTCGTCAAGCTCGATTTCAGGCGGAACTTCAATCACGGTGCCAAGTTGAGCGCCATTCTCGTAAAAGCTCGCGCCAAACTGCTCTGCGGCCATGCCCAGGCCAAATGACCGTGCGGCAAGTTCAACGATTGAATAGCCGGTCATTCCATCAAAGCCCATCCCGGGCAAGTGCAAAATCTGGTCGTCGGTGTAATAGCTCGGGTCATCCGTGCCATTGGTCACCACATAAACAACCCGGCCAGTGTTCTTGTCCCGGGTCTTGGTTACCCTGTCAGGCGTAATCAGCCACAATTCACTTGGCCGGTTTGCCTTGTCCCGCTCAATGTAGGCATAGCCATTGCCGCGTAATGCCGCATGACTGATCAAAGTCCGGAAAAAATTAAACCCGGTCATTTCCGGGTTTGGGTATTTCAGCAAGTTTGCCAGCGGGTGATTTCGGGCAATTTGCCGGTCATCGCTGCCAGGCTTGCGCGTGTAAACGTTGGTCGGCAACGATGCCAGGCTTTCAGAAATGATCTTGATAGCTAGATAAACGGCCGAATAAGTCAGGGCGGTGTCATCATTGACCAGCACACCAGCAACCCGTTTCGGGAATAAAATACCGCCTCGCTGACTTGTTGGTTGCTCTGATTTCGGACGATTCAACAGTTTTTTCAGTATCACGTTTCGCGGCACCCGTAGATTGAAACTGACAAGAGTATAAACCCAACAACCAGCGAAGCCCAACCCGGGCCAAATTCATGATAGGCGCCAAACCCGATCCCCGCCAGCCCGATCAAAAATAAAGCATCCTGCAACCAATCAATTTTCATTCTGTTTTTTCTCCCTTGCCATTTTGGTGTAGATTGATTCCCGCGTGTTGTCACGATACCAAATGACGCGATTCACGCACATTATCAACGAAACCACGCCATCAATCTTGTTTTCTTCGCGTTCTTTGTTCGGAAAGATGTTTTGTTTCATATCCATGCGAGCGGTCACGTTGCCCATCATCCACATGAGTACCGGGTCAAAACTGAACCGAATGTCTTTGCGCAAAATCATGGCCTCAGTTTCTTTCATCGGTTCGCTGAAATTCTTAACCGTTTGGCCTACCTCGATCATCGGCAAGCCCAGCTCGATCATTCGCGTGCTGAATTGCGTTGCCTGGAACGGATCAAATGGGATTTCCTTGACGGTGAACATCTTGACCGCATCTTTCAAATCATTCTCAATATATGCGAAATCAGTGACATTGCCCGGCGTGGTGGTCAGCCAGCCGTTTGCGTGCCATTCCTTGTATTTGAGATTTTCACCATCCGTCACCTTTTCTTCGGGCAAGTAATGTTTGCAGAAATAGTGGCAAAGTGGATCCGCTTCGGACGGCATTATCAGCACACCCATGTCGGCAATATCGGTTTTTGATGCCAGATCAAGCCCGATAATCGCCTCACGGCCTTTGAATTGCTCAAGCTCGGCATCCTTTCGCCGGCAGGCTTGATAGGCCAACATGTTCATCCATGCGGCTTTAGCGCCCACCCACATGTTCGCGTGTTTGGTTTTGAATGAAACCTGTTTTGACGGTGACCGCCTGGCCGCTTTCAATTCCCCTTCCAGGTATCTAGGGAAAACGCTTATTCCATAATTCGGGTTCGCTTTCTTCAATGCTTCGAGAGAATCCCAATTGTCATCCTCGTCAATGCCGTAAATGATCCCGAAAATATTGTCATCCTCAACGGCACCGGTCAGGATGCTTTGCACTTCCAGTTGTTTGTCGTAACAAGGCCCGGCCATGTTGTATCCGGCCGTGGTGATGATTAGCGTCATCGGATTTTCACGCGCCGCCATGCCGGTCTTGAATGTGTCGTACTGATCGGATGTGTCGTGCTCATGGAATTCGTCAACAATGGCGCATGACGGGCTGGCACCATCACCAGGCTTGCCGATGACCGGTTGAAATAGGGAATTGTCTGATAGTTTGCTAAGTGACGTTTTATTGACAGTGACGCCAAAGTGCTTGGAAATCTTTTCCTTGTATTTGAGCATCAGCCGCGCCGGGCTGAATACTTCCATGGCCTGTGACTTGGTTGACGCGCCGCAATACACTTCAGCACCAAATTCATTATCAATGACAAGATGCCCCAGGCCCAGCCCGGCAATCAGGAAGGTTTTTCCATTCTTCCGGCCAACGCAAATGTAGGCCTCATTGAATCGCCGCAACCCGGTGTCGACATAGTGCCAACCGTAAATATTGACTACGCAAAACACCTGCCAATCAGATAAAACCAATAGCTGACCAGTGCGGGCCCATTTGCCTTTGACATGCGGCAACTTTTCGAGAAATGAACACCACTTAGAACCAGGGGAACGCTTCCCGGGTGTTGGGTACAGGGTAATGTCAGTGCGCTTTAGATCATTAAGGAATCGCTGACACGCCAGCTTGACAAAGGTATTGGCGGGAATCTCGCCGGTGGTTATGTCGAGAGCATAAGTTTTGGCGCGGTCAACGAATGGGTCAGCCGTCATAACAACCGCAAGCAATTTCGATATGATTTGAATAATCACCTTCAAACATATCATCAGTTGAAAGCAATGATTCCCATGACCATTGACGGGCAAGCCCTTTGATATTTGTCAGGTCTGCATTCCTTTCCATTTCGATTGCGCGTTGTGCTAATTCAGGAAATTGAACTTTAAGCTGTCTAATTTCATGTTCTCGCATTGATGGACAAAAAAAACATGATGATTTTCCAGGCATTGGCAAACCTTCGCTTTTTATTACATCTATACATTCATCCAAACCCCAACCCCAATCCACTAGCGGATACCAAACATCATATTTATCATCTGAATAATCTTTCTTTGTTCTGTGATGTTCGTCTGCATCATATCCTATTAATTTTGTTATTTTTCCACCTTGCAACCAAATATCTTTTGCTGGCTGCCAATTATTCAGAAATTTATTCTGTGGCCTTATCTTCCAACGATCCGAACAACTTTTGTATCCATAAGCAATGCTAGGTAATGCTTTTCTGGTCAAACAATCGGTTTCAAGTGTTATATCTTGTTTGACAATTGTAATTTTTGGCATTCCATTTTCAGCAAGCCACTTTGACAAAATGTCGATGTATGAATAAGTGTCTGGACGTTCTCCACCTGTATCTGCGAATAAAATTAGATCAATAGGTTCAGACATTTCAGCCAAACCAATCAACATAGCTATTGAATTGCGCCCCATCCCACAACTAACAATATTCATAATTTCTTCCCTCAATCATCGTCGAATTCGTCAAACTCGCCTTCACCTGGCGCCCTCGGTGGTACCACAACCGTCAAGCCAGCACGGGCGGCGGGTGATAATCCCAATGGGCCAATCAATTTGATAGTCTTGTTGAATGCGTCATTGCAAACTTTTACCCATGGATTGATCCGGGGGAATGACTCAATTGTTGCCGCAGTCTTGCCCTCAAACTTCACCAGCGTGCCATCAGCGGTGCGACCAACAACCGGGCCAAACTTATTAACCATTTTTTGTGCGTGCTGCCAATCACCAAAGGCTTCACAATATTTAATCAGCGTATTTTTATCGGCTACGGTGTAAAGGCCACACCGATGCAAGTGCTCAACAATTTCAATCCACACTTTTTTCGCCCTGGCTGATAATCCCGCCGGTGGCGCCAATTCATCGACCTTGAATTGCTCTGGGCTCACCTCGTTATCGCTAAAGGTTTTTTTGCTCGGGTTGCCGTTTGCCTTATGCACTTCTGTTGGTAACTTGTTCCGGCCCATGTTTGCCTCTGCTTACTGTGAACGTTGTTTGATTATAGATCAGCGCC